ATTGTTAATACCAGTACTAATACTGTATATCTCGCACGTCAAGGTTCTATATTACACTATCATAGTAGTGGGTCTTTCTCTACTCTACCTGGTAAAGATTATACGTTACTTAAAGAAGGTGAAATCCTAATGATTGAAAATTATGATCCTTGGATTGCAGTGGGTGAAAATTATGATATGTGGAAATCAGTAGGTAAGTTTAAAACTAAATCACCTTTCTTGTTTGTATGAAATATTTTCTATTCTCAGCTACTAAAGGTAGCAAAAAAAATACTCTGCTCTTTAACTCTAGTACTGAAAAATGGTTCTTCAAAGAGAATAATAAAGAGTCATTATCTAAAGTATATAATAAAGCTCTACAATTCGGTAAAGAAGAAGGTGTTGACTTTGTTGTATTGTGTCATGATGATGTAATTATTGATAGCGCTGATTTTCTGTATAAGCTTCAAAACTTACACAAGACTTATGATATTGTAGGAGTAGCCGGTACAACAGAGTGCTTAGTTCAAGAACCGATACTATGGCACATTATGGGTGGTGGTTTCGGTGGTGGTAAGTTACACGGAGCTGTAGCTCACGGAGATAAAAATGCTAAATCTATGACTAGCTTCGGACCGTTCCCTCAACAGGTGATCCTTGCTGATGGTGTATTTTTATCAGTGAGTAAACGAGTGTTCGATAAAGTATCTTTTGATGAAACCAACCCTGCTAAATTTCATATGTACGATTTAGCGTTTTGTATTGATGCTAGTCTAGCTAAGCTTAAAGTAGGTGTAGGTGATGTTATGATAACACACTATTCACCAGGTCTAAGAGAGTTTACTCCTGAATTTATTGAAGGTCAGAAATGGTTTTTAGAAAAGTATGCAAAATATGCAGGTAAAAAACTGACGGTGTAATACATCCTTGACAGTACTACGAACTACATTATAATAAAGAAGTGAGCAAGCTTGATTTAGATCACATTGAAACAATCATTATATATAAATCCCTAACTGATGCAGGTTATCTAGCATCTATTGTAGATCATGTAAAGCCAGAATTTTTTAAAACGAAGAGTATTGCTACTATTTTTACTATCATTAAGGAGTTTAATGAGTCACGTAAAAAGGTACCTACGATTACTGAAATTAAATCCTACCTTATTACAGATGATCTTAAAGCAACATTTAAAAACTTAGTACAATCGTTTAGTGACATCGATAAAGATCTAGATAGGGATGAATTGTACGCTAATACTGAAAGGTTTTTAAAAGAGAAAGCAGTCTATCATACAATGCTTAGTATTGCTGAGGATGTAGCTAAAGGTACAGTAGATACCGCTACAGCATTAGATAAGTTTGAAAAATCCTGTAATATTAGTTTAGTTACTGATATGGGGTTAGATTTCTTTGGTGATATCGGTACAGTAATTGACGATCTGAATGCAGTAAATAAGTGTATACCTAGTAGTTGGGCGTGGTTAGATGAAGCTCTTAATGGCGGTTTTCTTGAAGGGGGTAGAGCTCTATATGTGTTTGCTGGTGAAACTAATATCGGTAAATCTATCTTCCTAGGTAATATTGCTACTAATATGGTCAAACAAGGTAAGAATGTATTACTAATAACTCTAGAGATGTCAGAGTTACTATACGCACGAAGACTTTGTTCTAATCTATCGATGATACCTATTAGAGACTTAGCTACTAATGTATATACTTTGAAACAAGTGTTAGGAGAAGAGCAGCAACGAGGTGCTGGTAAGCTATTCATTAAAGAGTTTCCTCCATCAACCATAACACCTAATCAACTAAGTGCTTTTATTAAGAAGATATGTGATTCTGGTATTAAGATCGATGCTGTTGTATTAGATTACTTAAACTTAGTTCACTCCCCTATAGGTAGTAACTCGTATGAACGAATTAAGAATGTTTCAGAACAAGTACGAGCTATGAGTTATGGGTTTAACTGCCCGTTTATATCAGCTACTCAGTTAAATAGATCTGGATTTGGTCATTCTAACCCAGAACTATCTACTATCTCAGAGAGTGTTGGTCTAGCTAGTACTGCAGATGTAATTGTATCTATCTTTCAAAATGAAGAAGACCGTGAGATTGGTGTCATTAGATTAGGTATGATGAAGAATAGGTATGGTATGAGAGGTCACTCACAAGCAATGCACATTGATTATAATACACTAACTATTACTCAAGCGGATGATATAGATAATTTCGAGGATGATACTGTTAAGAGCTTAGCTGCATTCACTGGTTGAGAATTAACAGCTCATTAATAAATAGTTATTAATGAGAATATGTGTCTGGACTGACTGCGATCTAGATGGAGCTGGTAGTGCTCTATTATTAAAATTTTTCTATAAAGATAGATACACTACCTTTGAAATTCGAGAAGTTCAAAAACATAGGATATCTGACTTTGTAGGAGAATTTAAAGGCTGGTATAAAGATATAGATTGGTATGATAAGGTATTTATAACAGACTTATATGTACCTCATGAATTAACAGATCTAGTAGATAATGAAAAATTTGTTATTATTGATCACCATAAATCATTTGTAGAAGAAGCTAAATCTAGATTTCAAAAAGCCAAAACAATCGTACATCAACACACTTCTACAACTGACTTAATTTATACTAAATTTAAGATCAAAGATAACGTAGAGTTTACTGACGACCTTAAATTACTAGTGAGTACTATTAATGATTATGACTGTTACGATTTAAAGGTATCTAATTCTATTAGCTTAAATGTAGTCTTTAATGAATATAACTATCCAAGAGTCGAAAAATTTATTAACGACTTCAAAGATGGTCACCGCCAGTTTACTATAAATGAGCAGAATGCTGTAAAATTATTTTTTAAACAATTGAAAGATCAGCTACAAACAACAGAGTATTATAGAGGCAATATTAAATCATATAGTGTAGTGAGTTGTTTTTGTAATTTCGCTATCAACGAGATGGCTCACTTTACTCTTAAAAAGTATAACGCTGATATTGTTATTCTAGTTAACACTGTCACTAATCAAGTTTACTTTCGAAAAGCAAAAGGATGTACTGCTGCACTAGATGTACTAGCTAATAAATTATGTGAAGGCGGTGGTCAGGAATACGCTGCAGCAGGTCGTATAACTGATACATTTTTAAACTATACAAAACTACTTACACCATGCAGCTAATTAACGATATAGAGACTCCAGCTTCAAATATTATGAAGCATGAAACAGAACACTTGCTGCTATCCTTTTGCACTCTATGTAGTCTTATTAAAGGTAAGAAACTAAGTATGCAAAATGTATTTGTTCTTGTTTTACAAGAAGAACGGTTGCGTAATGTATTAAAGGAGTTATTGTGTGTAGATACAACATACGAAGTAGTTAAGCTGTTTGTAAATTATGAACCTTTAATACCTGTTAGTAAGTACGTTACAAAATATCTTAACACAAGAGTTAAGCAAGATATATGATTAGTGAAAATCAAAAACAAATTTACAATTCATTTTTATATACATCTCGGAAAGTTAAAGACAAGCCGTGTCGGCTCAGACAAGATTTTAGTAGTGTAGATACTACCACGGAACTTGTTCTAAAAAAATTAGATATACTGTTCTCACGATATCAGCACATCAAGTATAATGATTTCTTCATAGCGCCTTATATGGTGCATAGTAAGGATGAGTATTACGACCTGAGTTTCTTTAAAACTCAACGTGCTATCAAATGCTACTCTCTTTATATGGCTCAAAAAGAACTAGCAGATCCTGATAACGAAAGTACCATTACAGACTGTAAGCAGGGATGCTCATTTATATATAACTTTTGCAAAGAGAACTCACTAACACTAGCACAATATAAAACTTACACAACTGGTAGTGTACCTATAGTATTACAACACCTTAAAGATCATAAGATCAACTTCTATGTACTACAAGGTCTCGAAGTACACAGCCTCTTACAAGTAACCGAGCCGCAGATTGTAAATTTTGTGATAAATGACTTTTATAAGATATACACTGAAACGAAAAACAATTTTATAAAATCCGATAAGCTTAAAACCGTAATACGTGCAGCATTTAAAATAATAGAAGAAAAATTATTGCAATTAACTCAAACACCTATATAATCATATTAATCTCTCCGAGATTTTTCAATACAAAAACTAATACAATATCTTATGTTTAACTCTAATATGTTCCAATCAATTAAAGCCGCTCTCAATAAGGATGAAGACAAGGGCAGTGGCTTGTATACTGAAATTCTAAAAACCACTCCTGGTAATACATATACTGTACGACTACTACCATATAGTAAAGACCCGTCTAAAACATTCTTCCATCATTATACTCATGGTTGGAGTTCATTCTCTACCGGTAAGTATGTACAGGCTTTGAGCCCTACAACCTTTAACGAACGAGACCCAATCTCTGAAGAACGTTTTCGTGCAATGCGAACTGGTAGCGACGAAGAGAAGTCACGAATGGGTGCAGTTCGTCGATCAGAAAAATGGCTAGTAAATGTGTATGTAGTTGAAGATCCATCTAATCCAGATAACAACGGTAAAGTTAAAATCCTACGTTATGGTAAACAGCTTCAAAAGATTATTATGGAAGCTATTGAAGGAGAAGATTCGGAAGAGTATGGTGAAAAGATCTTCGATCTAGGTTCAGAAGGTGTTAACTTTAAAATTAAGGTTGAGCAGCAAGGAGATTATCCTACATATGTTGCGTCGAGGTTCACTAGTACTAATAAACTTAAACTATCTGAAGATGATCAAAAGAAGATTTATGATTCTGTCTTTGACTTGACGAAAGTTAATAGCATTAAGAGTTATGACGAGCTTAAGCAAATGATTGCCGATCACATTTATGTAGTTAATACAGATAGTGAAAAGGTCATTCATCAGGAAGCTAGTAAGCCATTGAGTAATGTATCAGTAAATCAGCAAGTACCGACATTTACTGCCGTTGAAACGAGTGTAGAAGACGACATTGACGAACTTCTAAAAGATCTATAATATGACAGCTGAAGAAAAACAAACACTACTCCAATTTATGGGGGTAACGTATAGCGCAGCGGTAAAGATGGACCGAGATATTGTAAGTCCTTCTAACCAGCTTAACCCTATTAGTGACAGCATCAAACAACAGTTTGAAAGGATATTACCTGCACCTGTGGATAATATCCCTTACTCACAAACCGTACAATCTACACCTAATATACCGCCTGAACCTCTCGGAGTAGCGTATCCTTCAGAGCTACAACCTGTCACTGAACCTTTTATTACACCAGAACTAACCTATAAAGGTACTGTTGCACATGACCCTACTTTAATTGATACTCTTATTTCAATTAGAATGGCTTTAACTCGTATTGGTGATATACTTGAATTAAAACAATCAAATGACAAGCCCACAAAGAAAGTTAAAGCTCAGCAGTCGGCCTGAATTTATAAAGTTTATAGATTCTTTCTCAAAAATTAATGACTCTTTTATTGCAGAAATTAAAGAGGATAATATATCAGTAATTACTGCGTCACCTGATAATACTCTTATTAGTTACGGTAGTTATAAGTGTTCATCTAACTATAATACTAATCTTAACATACCTGATTGTAAAAAATTAGTACGAGTGCTTGATACTATCAGTAGTGATGATATTGAATTAAAGATCAATACGAACAATATTGAATATGCAGGTAATAATGTAAAATTTAAGTATCACTTATTCGAAGATGGCTTTTTAAATAAGCCGTCTTTGAGTCTTGATAAGATTAAAAACTTTACGTTCGATATATCGTTCAATATTACTAAACAACAGCTCTCCGCTATTACAAAAGGCAGTACCTTTGCGACAGAGACGAATAAGCTATACCTTTATACAGATGAAGGTAAGTTAATTGCAGAGTTGACAGATAAAGCACGTCATAATGCTGACTCTTATACAATGGCTTTAGGAGAAGTGGAGTTTAAACTAGCTCCTGTAGCAGTTAATTTCGATAACATTAGATTATTGACGTTGCTAGATGATACTGTTAGTGTAAATATCAACACTAAGTTTGGGGTTGTAATCATCGAAACAAAGAACAACACTACTAATATATCATATCTAATATCTTCTCTAACTCAATGAACCGTCACGCAAGAAATAAGATATCCACACCCAGCTACTTTATAAAGCGGTTAAAAGATAGTAAGTTTACAACATTTAAAGTGTTCGGAAACTACTCAGACTTAGACCCCCGTAAGTGGACTATACTGATAGATCCTGGAGGTGCGTCAGTATTTGTGACATGCTATGAAAATAAAGTTCAAAACAAAGAAGTCTTGTTTGAATTTAATGATGGTGGTCAGCTGTTTCCTAAAAACTTCTCACTAAAGACAGAATCCATTGAAATTGTAGTAACTAACTTAATAAATGCAGGGGTTCAGCAGCGGCTTAGTTATGAGCAGATAAACACCTATTAGTTATATGCAACCTGATCCTGATAACTCAACCTTACCGTCAGATGAAGCTTTACGAATAAAAGAGCTAGTGAGAGAAGCGCTAGCTGCTCAGTTAGTTAATATTAAGAAAAGACATACTGAAAAAGAGTTATCAGGTTCATTAAAAAGTATAGTTGGAGAGTTCTTAGATTGTTTTGTGTTGTTTGGCTTTGATTTAGATGGAGAACCAAAAATAATTAAACTAGCTAATACCAAGCAAGCTGATGCGGCACTAAGAACTCTCTTTATAAGATTATTTTCATCTGAAATTCAAGGTCATGAAGAGTATAACGACGAGTACTGACAGTAAAGCTCATATACAACGTGTATATGCGGTAACAACAGGTGATTATGTCGGAGAAACGTATATATGCGTTGATGACATCAGCGATCCTTTAAAATTCCTGTCGATTCCGAAGAATATTAATCGATATGTACCTCAAGATAAGTTTGATTTTGCAATGAACTACGATATAATAGAGTATATCGAGACACTTCCTACTGAAGTGTACGAAATCGTTAAAGCGCAGTTCCTTTTTAATGAAAACTCTAATCATTGATGCGAATAATTTAGTACATCGCACTTTTTGGGTAACAAAGCATAGAGTCGACTCATATGATCCTGTATTAGGTGATAATATAGAGAATTTACACGTCTACTTTACCCTAAACGCCATTAATAGCTATGTATCCATGTTTAAACCGACTAAGATTTACGCAGCATGGGACGAAAAGCCTGATTATGAAGCTAATATCCGTAAAGAAACCCTAAGTGAGTATAAAGGCAATCGTTCAAGTGATGTATCTCCTCATCAAAACAACGAGATTATAAAGCACTTTCTCGAACTACTAGGTATTCAATCAATATTTCCGAGAGAACTAGAGGCAGATGATGTTATTGCGTATATTTGTAACGA